CTGGGGATACCACGCAAATTGGTGCACTTATAAAATAAAGACGGGGTATTAGTGTATGTGTTAGATGTGCCCCAAGATTCCACCCCAACAAACAGCCCGTTAACAGCGGAATCGTTGGAAAGCCGTTGCCCAGTTGAAAACGTTACATTACTCATGGATAGCTTATGTGTTACTGTTGTGCCGAGGTATGGATAATCAGAAACCTTAGCGGCCGTGAACGCTCCGTAGTTCGTGGTGACTGAAAAGTCACCTGGGTTTGATGAGTTTATCAACAAGACCATATCGGTGGGGAGTACCTTCCCACTCTGCTTCGCTAACAAAATCCTGCGCCGAGCTGCAAGCATATTTATCATACGAGTTCACCCCCACACGCCACGCCATCGGCAACACTTACTTCAACAGTTTTACCAAGTTCGATGTTAGTGATTTCAGAGCCTAACCATCCGACCGCTACGTCTCCTATTTTTACCGATAATGTGATGTCACTACCCGCTTTGATTTTGAACCACCAGAGTGGAATTTCTGCCGCCGTGATGTTTGTTAAAACTACATGTGCTGCAGTCAGTGTTGTCTCAGCACTCAAATCGATGACTGATAAACCACCCTGTTCAATAGTCAAAGTGACAGTGCTGCCACTGGTACTATCAGAAGCAGTGACAGATGTTAGTTTCGATTGCTTGGCATCAATCTCTGTCTTTAATATTTTTCCTTGCTTCGCAGATAATGCACCGGTTGTCGAATCAGATGTTAGACTGTCAATAACTTGAAATGTGATTCCTGCTGCTTCCAAATCTGTGCTGTCGATTGAACCTCTAATGATGTTTCCATCAGCGTCAATCTTCGCGATGCTTTGAGATTGTCCAGCAAGAGATGAGAGACGCAATGAGTGCAACAATCCGGGCTTGTTCTTTGCAAGCCAGTGTGTGAGAGCTCCTGTTGAGTCTTTCCCACCCCACATTCTAAACTTGAGCTCAGAATCTACATCCGATTCTACGCCAATCTGCTTGCGCCCTAAAGAGTCAAGTGCAGCTTCTATTTGTATAAATTCGATGTTTTTTATTGCCATGATTTGTTACTCCCAGATGATGGTTACATGAGAAGGCTTTAGTGTATCTATTGCACACTTTAATTGTGTCGAATCAGATGGCCCACTAATAATTGTAAAGATGAGCACACCAATCTGATACGCGTCATTTAGTCGATCACCGACTCGTGATCCGATGTTAAGTGGATCTGCTCCAACTGGAGCTACATAAAAAGGCTTTGATAGATCAGTGTCATCGTGTATTTCGATTTCAAATCCCATTGTTGCAGCGTAGTCGATGTAAAATTGTTTGTTCAATCCTGAATTGTAGTCAGAATATAGTTTTGCGTGTGCTGTGACTTGTCTTTCTTCAAACGTTGGTGTAGCAGATGTGCAAGTCTCTGGCAACCCTAGAACACGTTCCCAGTCTTCTAGCATATCTGTAGCAGTGCCCGGCACTTGCTGTCTGAATAGATCTATACACGCGGCATCCAATCGTTCTAGCTCAGCCGCACATGCAGAAAGCACGACGCCAAAAAGACTAGAAGAAATGTTCCCGTCAGATGGTTGACCATCCCATACCTCATAAACATTATTGTTTGGATTGTCTTGATGATCACCAAGTGTAGTGATCAAGTTTTGATATAAATAATCTGATAACTTATGAAGTGTTGCTCCCCATAGTGAGCCAAGAGGCAGCATGTTCAACATCATACTAAGATACTCGAACTCGAAGTATTTTTGTTGTGGAATATGTTTCTTTAGATCTTGATATGCCATGCTATACCTCGTTAATAGTTACCACACCAAGTTTTGCGATATCAGTGCTTGTCATAACGATGTTGCTAATAGGATGAGATGCGCCGTCTTCAAGAATTTCAGTTATAGTAAAGTCAGAAACACCGGATGAAAGTATTGCACTGCTAATGTGAGAAAGTAAAATAGTGCCACCGGGTTCTGCCTCATCTGCAAATAATGAAGCCAAGTTGTTCTTAATAAGATTTTGTATTTCTACTGATGTTCCTACTGGTACCGAAATAGTAAAGTCAAATGCTTTTGTGCTCACATTAAAAACATACAGTGTAGAGCCAAGAGGACGCTTTGCATTGATGTTTTGAACTGCTGCATCAATAATGCTTTGCGATACACTGGAAATGTTTGGTCCTGCTACACCTACTCCGACTGTTCCTGGTCCTAGATATACATCAAACACCCAGGCAAAACTTATTCCTGCAACTTCAAGTGCCCATCGTTTGTAGTCATCATCTCTACCACCTGTGGGCGGTTTACGAAGAAGAAGCAAATAGCGAGCACGAAGTTCTTCTATTGTTTCTTGATCGACGCCATCATCAAAACCACTAGAAACAGTTACAGTAGAATCTACTCCAGTAATGGGTGACACAAGGCGCAATTCTGCTTCTGTAATATTTCCAGAAGATCCGGCTACTACAGCGCGTACTGCTATGTTGTTTGAAAATCCATCAACGATGATTGCTTCTTCTGTAGTCGCAAATTGTATGCCACTTTCACTTTGAAGAACTGTGCCTGCTTCAATCACAGTAGAAGAAGTTCCAGCAAAGTTCACTTTTCCTGTTGTGTATGTAGCTGCTGTTTTCGTTAATCCTCGCAATTTAGCGTGTCGTTCAAGCCATTCATCTTCTGCAATATCAGGAAGAAGCTGTTTTGAAAGATACGAAATATAGCCATAAAGCATGTGAGCAACACCAGCGAAGACTATAGCTAAAATCCCTATTAAAGAAAACTTCAAAATCTTTACTTGTAAAAAGCCTTGGCCACGTGCAATTGATCTGTTGTTTATACGAGTTTCAAGATCGGCAATAATGCGTGCATAGATTGTTTTTAAGGTTGGACGATTATATGGCATTTGAACCCCCAATAGTTTGTGCTACCCAGTTGTAGTAATATGTAAATAAAACATCTTGCTCTGCTGATCTAGTAATTTTCACACTTGTTTTATAGATATATGAGCCAACACGTGTTACAGTAACAGAAATGTTTTTTGCAATCTTCTCTTTTATTAATGGTTGTAATGCATCAAGTGTGTATGCTTCAATTTTTGCATGCAATGTGCTGAGAGTTTTTTCACGTGATAAAAGCCAAAGCTTTGAACCGATATTCTCTTCAAGCAATGTGTCACCCCACCAACCGCGTCTGTCATTAGATAAGCTATCAGGAAGAACATCATCCGCTGAAGCACGTTTGTCACTGAACAGCATTATGAGAATTGCAGTTTCTAATCCTGCATCTGAAACAAGATCCTGAGTAGAAGAATCAAAAGCAACTTCTGCAGGAGCATAGTCAGTTGGAACAGAGTAGAAAAATTTTATATCGCCACGAAGTTTCAAGCCGTTTGCTGTTGTTGTGTAACTCATTGTGGGCCTCCTGTAAGTCCTGCGTTTGTTCCAGCAACTCCTGCAACTGTAGGAATTATTGTTGTACTATCATGCACGTGTGACTTCAAAGATATTGTTCCAGCCTTAACATCACCTGAAGAAGAAATATCATCGTCACAAGAGATCGTTCCCTGGACTTGAAGATTTGAAGTAAGAATTGTATCTTTTCCACTCGCTGGAGATATTTCTATTGAGCCATCTTCTTTCAGCAGAATTTTCTGTCCAAATTTTGAATATAGTGCAACTTCTCCTGACTTCAAATTCCGTACTCTATACTTAGAGTTACCGACAACAAGCGCTATTGTGCTATCACGATTTCCACCGATACAGCCAACAACAACTTCGCCGCCATCAGACGGACAGTTAGAAGATAATCCATACGAGTGAACGTGCTCAACATCTTCTTGCACTTCACCTTCATACATACTAAGCTTAATTAGCTGCATTGCTTTTTTATCTGACACAGCTTCAAGAAGACCTTTTGCAAGCATCATTGCTACTCTATCTTTTAGTGGCTTAAGAATCTTGTTTAGCATTGATAGATTCATGGATCAATTTCTCCTGAAGGACTTGGAGTGTATGCATCTTGATGACGTAAAGTAAGTGTCGTGTTGTGACCCTCTGATGGAGTCAGTGTGTATGTAACACCTGCGATGATGAATGTTCCGTCTAAAGAAAGATCTTCACATATTAGATCAACGAGCATGTTGCGTTTCCATAAAGCTCTTGATGTTTGTTTCCATGTTGGAGTGACAACTGAGTATGAAAGAGAACGACCAAAACGAACAACTGCTTCCCATGCTGCTCTCTTCTTTAGAGATGCCAAAGAGCCTTTACTTTCAGAGTGCATGACAAGAGGTCTATATCTAGAAAGCGCTTTGTCTTTTGCTGTGCCTTTTAATCCTGTTACTGTTGATGCAGACCATGAATCGCCACCGCCATCGTTCTGACTCTTTACAGTGTATGTAGAAAATCTCACATCATAATCTATGAGCTCATCAATGACTTTGATATTAGAGCCATACACTAATGCATCGTCAGCGTATGTAGATCGTGGCACGTCTAAAAGCAAGTTTCCTTCAGGTGTTGAAATAGGCAAGAGAGCTCGCTGGCGACAAAGACGTTCTATCAACGAGAATGCCGTTTCACCATCTTGAAGAGAAAACTTTATGAATTTATCTCCAGGACTTGCATGCTCTCCCATAGATACAGAAATTCCAAATGGCTTGCAGATTTCTGATGCAATATCTAGAATTGTGACGTTTCTCCATGTTCCTGATTTCTTTTCTATAGAGCAATCTATAAGATCTCCGATCTTGTCTCGACCTGTGATAAACATACGTTTTTCTGAAGTAGAAATTTTTCTGCCTCGTCTTCCTATGTATCCAGTAAGGACAACCTCATCGTCAATGAGAATTTTGCAGAGCTGGCCAGGAATAATCTCATGCGTCTCATGCGTGTTTAGAAGACCAATATCGAAAGTTTGTGCAGCAGCATCTAGTGAAGATGAGATATATATTGTTTCCCACCCTGTAAACTTCTTATTGTTGATAATAACTGAGACTACTTCAGACATCTGTTACCACCTTAAGATCTACGCCACCTGGGATGAATCCAGGATGGCGAATTTTATTTCTTGATATAATACTCTGCTCTTGATCTACAGACCCATAGAGTGTGTTAGACACAGCCAGAGAAGGCATTGTCTCAGATAGCACAAATGTTTTTAGTTTTGATAGTTGTAAAGCTTTTTGATTTACAATATTGTATACATAAGATCTAAGATCTGCTAGTGCCTCATATTCATCATCTGATGATGAGAAAGTTTCTACAACAGAGTCTATAAGCATAACCCATGAGTCTAAAAAATCTTGTGCTTCATCAGCAGATGGGAAGTCTATTTCAATAAGAAGTGTTGCAGTTGATGCGATGATCAGCTTTGTTTGAAGAATATTTATTTGTTCTTCTTGTTCAAGATCTGTAGACGTTGTAAGTTCTGAAGCATGCTGCAACAATGCCTTGAATTGTTCGATTGCTGTAGAAGAACTAGGCTTCACTTGTTGTGCTGTGTCAGTTCCAAAGTCTATAATATCTTGTAATGTTTTTGCTAGATCTTCAGCTTCAAGAGCAATCGTAATAAGTTTGCCTTTTGCATTAGATATAATTTCTTGAAATTCAGCAAACGGCTTTAGTAGAAGCTTTGCATTTTCAATTAGTGTGACTGCTACTTGAAGAGCATCAGTTAATGCAGTCAACTTGTTTACAGCCAATGATGTTGCGTTATACACTTCTTGGAACCACTTGTTTATCGCATCAAGAAGAGATTTCTTTTTTTCAATGGCTCCAAGATTTGTATACAGAGTTGCAACAGTTAAAGTCTCTGGAGATGCAAGAACAAACGTGATTGAGAATCTAACCATTCTCCCTTCATCTGTACTTTCACTTTGTGTCCATTCATCAACATGAACTTCAATATCACCACGATACGGATGAACTAGTGTTCCTGCGCCGTCTGCATCTAAAGCTTCTTCAAGTGCAGCTCGTTGTTGGAAGTAGTCATCAGCAGTGATGTATGCATCAATAGTAAACGTCTTTTGCTTCCTTCCTGTGTCTTCAACAGTTACGTTGTTATTGCCAGGGAATTCATGTTGAACAAGTCGTCTGCCACTGCTCACCGTGTGTGATCGAACGAAAAAAGAAACATTTCTAAAAGACGCTTGACGATATCGAGATAGCCACGAAGAACTCATTAGAATGCACCTCCCATAACTACACCGTTATCAATAGACACATCCATAGAACCCTGTTCTGTTTGAACTGATGAACCTCCTGGTGCTCCAACAATTTTTAACGTTCCCTTAAATTCAGATTTTGAAGCTTCAGCAGAAGAAGCTTTTTGCATCATCTCATCAGGAGCAGAAGTACTAATAGTAGCATCTAAACCGATGCGCTTCTTTACCCAATCAGGAAGAGCAGATTGGCTAATCTTTAACAATCCATTAAGAATTTTTTCTATGAAGTTTTCTAGTGGAGTAAGCACAGAAGATACAAACGATGCTATACCACCAAAGACCCATTTAGCTGTGAACCACAAACCTTCTAGTATAAGTCTAAGAGGCAAAAAGAAAGCCAGCAAAAAAGGCTTTAATTTCGACCAGTTACGCACGATAAAACCAACAACACCAGCAAGAGGAAATACAACAGATAGAAGTTTCGCCCATTTGCTTTCCCAGTGACGGACAATAAATGTTACAGCAGCAGCAAGTGCAGTAAGCCCAGCAATAACCCAGCCAACAGGATTCGATAATAGCGCTAGCACGCCACCTGCAGAGCCTACTGCTCCCATAATAGATGTGAATAAAGGCACCAAACTTCCAGCTACGACAAGCAATGGTCCAATTGCAGCAACAAGTCCACCAAACAGTGCTATAGTTTTTAGAACCACTGGTGATGTTTTTGAGATCACATCTACGAGAGGTTCAAGTGAATCAATAAGACTTAGAACTGTTGGTGTAATTGCATCCCCAAACTTTTGTGCAAACACAACAAGCTTTTGCTGCATTTGTGCAAGACTAAAGCCTAGCTTATTTATCCCTTCTGTTTGTGCTTTGAAAGCTCTATCGGTTGCGCCAGTCGCCTTCTGAATTTCTGAGTATTTTTGTGCCCATGTTTCTGCTTGTGCTCCTGTTAGTGCCATTGCAAGTGTCTGTCCGTTAATGGAGCCAATCAACTTTTGCAATGGGATGCGTGCTTTCTTCGCACCATCTGTAACAAAAGTAAGCGCGCCAGCAAGACCTCTTTGTTTGATGAGAGCTTCACCGCTGGCAATACCATTTCTCCTATATAACTTTGTCATATCAGCCGAGGGTGATATTAGAGCTTGTAGTATGCCACGAAATTGTGTTGTAACTTCTGCTGCTTTTCCGGTCACACCTGTTGCTGTTGCAAAAACGCCAAATAATTCTTCTTGAGAAATGCCTAAAGCATTTGATAGTGGAACGACACGCCCTATTGATTGAGCTAGATCTGAATATGAAGTTTGTCCCAATCTAAGAGTTTCAAACGCTAGATCTGAAACTTTTCTAGTCGCGTCAGCTGATGTGTCACCATAGCCTTTTGTGACTGCTGAAGTTAAACTGATCGCTTCTTGAACTGTTGCTAAGCCTGCAGCGGCAGAACGAGCATTAATGTTTAGCATTTCTACTGTATCTGCAGAATCGCCAAATGCTGATACTATATCATATAGACCTTTAGCAACTACTTCTGTCGACATGCCTGTAGCGATAGCTAGATCCTGCACGTTGCCTTTTAGTTCTAGAACGCGTTCTGAAGAAAGACTGAGAGTTTGAACACTTGCCATGAGAGCATTCATGTTGTTTGAAAACTTTAGAGACGCAAGTCCTGCCCCTACGAGTGGAGCAGTTACTCCTGCAGTCATCTTCTTGCCAGCAGAAGAAAAGCTTTTCCCAAGCTTTTTCATTTTTGCAGAAGACTCTTCAAATTTCTTTGAAAAATTATCTACTCCAGAAATAATGATCTTTATAGGTCTAAGCATTTTCTTTATTCACCAAGTGTTGAAGAGCCCAATCTGCTTGTTCTTTCCAGTAAGATATTTGCGTGCCTGTTAAGTTGCGTAGCTCTGAAGGTTGCCACTTAAACAACCACGCAAAGATCGTTAGATATCGTCGCCATCCTTCTGGGAATCTGGCAAAAAATTGTTCAAGACCTCGATGGCTTTGAACATATCTCTTGAGCTCATTTTGTTGATCACAGTTTTACGAGGTTGTGCTGTAATTTTTGAGAGAATATGAAGCATATCTCCAAGCTTCATTTTTGATGGATCCATATCTTCAAAGTCTCCAGCTTGTGGCTCACGGTTAAAAGTGAGAACTTCAATCACAGTATCTTCGCCAACTTTAATTGGAGATCGTAGCCGTAGATCAAATGGGATCTGGACTTCTTTTTGCATTTCTTCTGTATGATTCTTCATGATTCTTCTCCGTGTGATTATGTGTTATGCAGGGATTTCTTCGCCCTTGCCTTCAAGACGTAGCTGGATGTTTGCTTCATCAGTTTGAACGTTTCCATCAGCAGTGTATACAGCATCTTTTAGTAGGAATGTTTTACCATTCGCAAGCTGCAAAGTCGCTGTCGCACCTTTGATGGTCGTCAGCATAGCAATATCTAAATCAGAGCTATCGCGTATTTCGCCTTCAATGAAGCCAACTTGAGGAAGTTCTTTGTAACCATGAATTCTATCAGGGCCCATAAGAACTTCACGCTTTGGAGAGCCAACGTTGTATGTAAATGATCCAACAGCGTTGTAGATTTCTCCATTCAGTTGCAGTGTAAGATAACCGGCAATTCTTTTCATGATGTTTTCTCCTTAATCGATAAATTGCATATCAGCTGATCCGACTATGAACTGGTTCATTAAGTCAGGTGGCAATCCCCAAAGTAATCTATTGCGATTTGATGGATCACGATAGCAAGTAACTTCACGCTTGAACTGATCAAAGTTTTCAACTAATCCATCAGCTTCCGCTTGACGGAACCAGATAATAGCTTCAGCTTTACCGATCGCTGGTGTGATTATTTGTTGACCTGGGCCAATATTGTCGGCGTTGTCTGCCAATTTTGCTCGTGGGTATTTTGAAAGAATTTGTGCATTGAAGCGATATCGCAGAACCATGAGAGTGAACAACTTGTTAAGCTGTTGATAGCTAGTATCTGCAACGCCTGAAGAATTCTTCAAGTACATTGTGACTGTTGCTTCTGTTTGAACGCCGTTTCCGGGGTTTAGAGTGATCAGTCCATTACGCGCAAGAGAATTACGAGCAAGCAACGTAGAGCGATCTTCTTTTCTTGGAGGCAGAATCCCAGCTAGAGAAAGACGATGAAGAGGCTTTGCAGCATCATTTGCAGCAGATGCAGCAAATTGACCACCAACAGCGCCTGCTATTTGTTCAATGCTTGAAGGATACTTATTGCAAGCAACAGTGCCGACAGAGTGAGAGTTTCGTTGTGAGTCTGTTGCGTATGCGATCAAATTTGCATCAGTGTCTTTTTTGGCTGTGATGTATACTCCATCATTTTGCCGAAGAACTCCAAAGCGATCAAGCAGCTCTGTCTCTAAAATCTTTAAGTTTGTAGGATCTGTGTATGGTCCAATCAAAACGTTGTACCACTCTTCGCCCATCGCAGAGATCATCGGAGTAATATCAACATCGCCAGCGCCTAATGTTTCTATATCTACTTCGAGTGTCACTCCTTCTGGAATAACTTCGCCATCATAGTAGGCAAAGCGAATATCGAGTGTGTTTGCAACAGTCCCGGCATTCTTTGCATCGAAGGTTACTACATCGTTTTCAGAGCTTATGTTCGTCACTGGCAGAAACATTTCGACATCACTCAGATGCGCTGCAATCGAAGCTGCAATTGTTTCAGCACTGTCTTCATCATTGATGATCACTGGAATTCGATAACCGTCAATGTATATATCTAACTCTCCACCTTTTACGGATTCTGCTGTGACTGTGATTGAAAAGGAAGCAGCAACGCCAGCACTAGCATCATCAAACATATAGATGAATGTGTCGGTGACTTTGTTGTTTAGAAAATAGCTTTTTGCGATCTGATGAATTTGTGAACCAAAACCAGAAAGAGCACCCACTTCATCAGCAGTGCTAATCTTAAGTATTTGTCCAGAAGTTCCAGATCCAGAATTTGTCTTTTGTCCGAAGATAAGAGTCTGAAAGTTTAGGACAGCAGGAGCTTTAGAGGCTCTGCTATTGTCGAACTCGACCCCGACAAACGGAACAATGATGTTGTTAGGAACACCCATAGTTGTCTCCTTGTTCATGTGTTAACTGAGATGAGATGAGTTTCACGCATGTAGCATCATGCAATGAAGCTTCTTGCTGTCGCAAGTTTTTGAGAAAAGAGATCATTTTAACCTCACAATTTTTTCTGATCCTATCAAAAAGTCTTTGTATCTTGGATCAATAATATCAGCACGGTACTGTAAAAAGTCGTCGCCGCGTCGTGAAAGAAAAGCATCAGACTCGTACTTAAGTAACCATGTTAATCGCTGTGCTTCTATGTTTCTATCGCCATCACTATCTATAGAGATAGGTCTAACTGCAAAAAGTTTACAGCCATAACAAAGACCATCAAAGAGTGGATCATCATAAAAAGAATTTTCGATAGCTAGTGCTTTTCTATCGAGTTCAGTATCTGGATCTGCGGCGCCTTCGATAATAATATCAACGTTTATAGACAAGATTCGTTCATACGCTTTTGGAAAGTTTTCATTGCCTGAAGAGATTGCAAGATCTTCATTTGAAAAATATACAAGAACACATGGAAGCTCTGGAAGAAACAGTGGGTTTGGTCTTGAAAGATACACATTGTCTTTTGTGAATTCTTTTATTTTCTTCGCGATTGCTAGTCGAATCTTTGTTCTCTTATGCATCATTGTCTATCTCTTCTTTGAAGTGTAAGTGTCACTGTGCCAACGCCATCTTGCTGTGAAGAGTCTACAACATACGTGACGCCTCTCACAACGACCTTGTCACCTTTAGATGTGCGACGTGCAAGTTGTGTTTCGCGTATGCGAAGTGTCGGTGTAGATGATATGACTTCAATTTCTGAGCTAGGATTCACACCAACATACGGTTCATCGTAGATCACCTTATATATTTTCACTTCACCCGTCACGTGTGTATAAAGCACACACTCAGCAAAATCGTGTGTGTTAAAAAAGACGTTGATTAAGTCATTATGCATAATGGAATGAAGAGTGCCACGCTCAACTGTAATGAGCTGAGTGGTGCCTAAAGCTGTAGTAGGTGCGATTCCATTTGGCGTAATGATTTGCATTATAGTCTAAAAATCTTGTTTGCGGTGTTGTCCCATTGAATCGTAATGTTGGTTCCATCAGGAGTCACTGGAAGTTGAGGAGCATCATCAATCACTGCGATCAATAATGCTTGTGAATAAATATCTGAATCTTGAACAAGTATGATTTGTGTGATGCTTTTGCCCTCAACACTGAAGAATACAGTGTCGTCTGCATCAAACACACCTTGAGTTACTTTAGTCGATCTAAGTGTTGCTTCAGCAATTATGGACGAAGGCGGTATGGCTGCACGAGATTCATCTGTCGCAACGTCAGGAACATAGTCGCTTGAAACAAGAAGAGCAACAATTGTATTATGCAGCAAATCTATATTACCGGACAAGAGATGTTCTTTGAACTTAGAGAATAGTCGTGCAGCCATGTTTTAGTCCTCCACTTCGAAATTTTCAATCGCAAACACGATGATCTTTTCAGCTGTGGCTTTGCCAACGTTTTTGATCTTGAGTGCTACGAGTTCATCTGTTGAAGATTCTTGTAGTTTTTCAATGCTATCAATTCCATGCTTGATCAATTCGATCGCGATTTCTTGAGTAACACCTTCAACACACATAAGCTCATCAATAGACTCCATAGCATTAATAGACTCCATAGCATCTATTTTCAAATCGCTCTTGTTGTCAGGCTGAAAGTCATTCATGAGAATGGGTTCTACAGCCTTTAACTTAGTCAAGCGATCAGCTTCACTTTTGTCTTGAATTTCAATGATGGAGCCAGGAACATGAGTGCCTTCTCCATCAATGACTGTTCTTAAAGTAGTGTACTTCATTCTTCACTCCTTCTTGTTACACAACTGGTTGAGCACAAAGGAATGCATCAACTTGATGTAAAGCAACAAGAGGTGCAGATTGAAGAAGAAGAATTTGAGCTGATGGATCTTTTTCTACCCAAGTCTTTGGAAAGAAAGAAACTGCAGCTGAGCCTTCCACATCTTTAATCACACCAAAGTGTTTTCTGGTGTACGCATCGCGTGATCCCATAAACAGCTTGTTTGCTGGCACAAACTTCTTCAACGTTTCAGTCTCATCATCGAAGTATGATTCTGAGTACGTCCAAATGTTGACGCCGGCAGATTCAAGACGGAAAACAAAGTGAACACCAGGAGATACTCTTCGTGGAGCCATTTGTCCAATCTCAATTCGACGGTTGTCAAGATATGCTAACACCAAAGGATGTTTGCGAAATGCTTGATACACATCCGAACCCATCACAACATCTGTTGGATATACACCAGAATCTTGACCGACCATTTCTGCCCAGTCTTCAAGATCTTGTATCGGATCAGATGTTGCAACAGTCCACAAAGCAGTCCCTGAAAGAACTGGTAAATGTGTTGCCTTCATTTGGAAGTCGATCTCATCATCGATGCCATCGCCCTTGATCACCACGGTGCCAGTCTCTAACAGCTGTGCAGCCATCCATTCCATACGACGTATGATCAACTCACGAAGCTCAGCAAGATCTTCACCGAGTCGACGTGCAGCGCGCATCGCCATTGATCCATCAGATGTATAGATTGTTGATCCTGCTTCTCTGGTTAATAGATCATTTGCTGTAGTGATTGTTTTTTCTTTGATGTAGGGTGCTTTGTAAGTGCGCGTCTTGTAACCACTCTTCTTGATGACCTTACCTTCCATGCGTGGAGATACAAACGGTGCCATCTTGCGACCTGTCTTATCAACAATGTCGATATCGATGTTCTCAGTTAAATGATGAACAGGTGCAGATGGAAAGAATGTATCTAAAAGAAACGTTGTAGCTGGCTTCATCTGCTCGAGAGCAGCGAGCATTGTTCTAGTGTCGAATATTGAAATATCTGCCATGATCAGCTCCTTTACAGATTAACGCATTCGCGTTGGAAAAGTGAAACATTGCGCATTGCAACTTTCATGTCTGCAGCGGTTGTCCCATCTGCAAAAATAAGCGCTTCTGGATTGAATTGACCAGTCACATACGCAGGCACAGTTGCATTGATGCCAGAAGCATCCGCGCCATCAACAGAACGAGTAACAGCGCCAGAAACTCCTGAGTCACCAGCTTCTACTTCTATCGCGGCAGTGTTAGCTGTAGCTCCAGCATCAACTGCTGTAAGAGTAATGACACCCGCTGTATTTGCAGCAGTGAATGCTTTAGATGCATCAGCAGTCACGAGAGCAACAAGACCAGCAGCAACAAGTGTTAATGTGTCGTTTTCTTCCACTGTGTAAGTGTACTCTTTCGCACCAACAGATAACGTCACATCTTCACCAGCTTCAGGTGTTCCGGATAATTCAACAGTGAATTTCGCTGCAACAGCTGCAGTAACACTGGCAGCATCTTCTGCTAGCACACAATATGGATTTTGACTTCCGTCACTTGCGTTTTTGTCAACGACAGCCAGTTTACCAGTTGCTGTTACCACGCCTAGTACTGTGCCACGAAGAAGAGCGCCCTCTCCTGCAGAAATTGCGACAGCTTCTGTAGCAACTGGAAAGTCACCTGCAAAAAGCTTGTCTTCAGCATAAACAAATTCAGACATATTAGCTCCTACCGTTTGATTGATTGCCACCGTCAGCTATAGCCTTAGCAATTGCGGCTTTAGTGACGTCTTCTGTTGTAGAAGAAGTAGAGTCTCCTGATGGAATCTCTTGTAGTGTAATTGAAAGTTTGCGTGCAGCATCAGCAACTTTAGCATTAGAAGAGCTCAGCTCTTCAGATTTCTTTGAAAGCTGCTCAGCAAAAAGTAAAGCAACAGTTTCCTTTGTTGAGGAACCATTGAACTTATGCTCTTTTACAAGAGCTGCAGCTTCAGGATGAGAAATGCTTTCGATTCCCTGGATACGAGCACGCTCTAGTTCTGCGCCTTTTTTCAAGATCTCATCATACGCGGTAGGGTTGTTCTGCTTGAACTCCGCAGCAGATATGATCTTGGTTTTGTCGGCAGCAGAAGATGATGATGCATTACTGTTTTGTGACATAATGCCCTCCGACATAGTGAGTGAGTTTGAAACGGTCGCGCTTGTTAAGTTGTTTTTTGAAATAAGATCTTTGAGAGTTGTAATCTCATCAATCATTCCAACATTCAAAGCTGATGAGGCAACCAACATACCACCAGCTCCAAACTTTTCTATCACTGTTTCTCTATCGACGTTTCGATTTGATGCAACAGTAGACACAAAAATTTCTCCGAGATCATCAATGACGCGCTTGATTTCTGCACGTCCTGCATCAGTAAGAGGATCAACACATTTGAATGGAGACACTGAAGAAACTATTTCAATAGTTTGCACGCCATCTTTTTTGTCTCTTTCACGTGTGTCACGTATGGCAGCGACAATGCCGATAGATCCAACTTCTCCTGTGTTAGAAGAAAATATGCGATCAACTGCAGAGCAAATCCAGTAACCTGCTGATGCTGCCATGCCTATCACAAAAGCTTGTGTGTTTTTTGTAGAGTTCTTTATTAGAGAAGCAAATTCACTAACTCCGGAAACTGAGCCACCCGGCGTGTCTAGCACGAGTAGAATGTTTGAGATCTCCGGATTATTTTCAAGATAAAGAAATTCCTTTGATAGACCTTCATAGCTTGCAAGTTCTGTTGAAGCAGCGTCCATCATGCCACTGCGTGGAATAAGTGGTCCGTCAATTGTAATAATACCGGTGTTGCCTACAATAGATGTGAAGGTAGTGCCTTGCACTGATTCTCCAAGATCTCCAACGTATGCATCACGTGATGCTTTGTGAAAGTCAGAAAACTCTGCATGAGAATTACGCTCAAGAATAGAGATCACTGCGTTGAGTGTTCCTGGTAGCATTGCCCATTTTGTTTCAAATGCTGATGCTAATAATAAGTTCAGATTCATATTCTTAATCCTCTTCTTGTGTAGAAGTTGATGGCGTAGTGTCTAGTTCTATTTTCCCGGAGCGTGATACAACTACTGGTTGTTGACCGTGTTCTTTTATTAAAGAATCTTCACGCACTTTACGAGCAAACGATGATTCCCAGTCACCACCATAAATTGCCGTGTGCTCATCTTCGTAGTTTGATAAGTTGTAGTTTATCTTTTTGATTGCTGCGTCAGTTTCTTTTAATGGATCTATTTGACCCTGACCACTTCCGCCCCACTGTGACTTGCACCACATCTTTCTAAGAATAGGATCTTCTAAGAAGCCTGGCGCTTTAATGATTCCTTTGTATACCATCTCGTACAGCCACGCTTCGTACACTGGCTGATTGAACTCTAATGCAAAAGTTGCTCTGCGTTTTCTGTAAAATTTCCATGCTTCAAGCAGTGCTGCTCGTGATGCAGAGTATGATGCAGAAAAATGAAGAAGTAATTGCTCAAACGGAATTTCACAAGAAGCGGAGAGCTGTTTCACCATCGACTCAAAGAACGACTGAAAGCCTACATCAGTTCTATGTGGATCTGCAATTGTTATATCTTTTGAATCATCAAGCTCAACAATGTTTGCATTGCCAAGTTCGTATTGATTCTCAATATCCGGTTCGTCATCGCTCAAAACAGAAGTTTGAGGTCCGAAGTTTGGCTGAAGAGAAACAGGTCCTTTTGAGTCTTTGATGAAGACAGTGAAGAAAGTTTGTATCAAGTTCTGCATCAGCTTTGCTTCAGTCAAGCGTGATGTTTGTTTAAGAACTTCAAACACTGGAGCAAGAAATGCAATGCCTCTTCGTTGTCCAGGACGTGTCTTGTCAAACATGTGATATATGTTTTGCCGTCCTGTTTCCTCATCAAAGGCTGGAACTTCTGTCCATTCTCGTGGTGTCACTGAAAAAATATCTTCACCAGCAGAAAACTTATTAGCAAAAAAGTATGCGAGAGGAGCGCCATCAGAATCTACCTTTATCCCGCCAGCCACTTCGTCATTGTCTAAAGCCATATCTGGATTTGAGCAAAGATCTGCTTCGATCAATTTGATACGAAGTTCGAATGGCCAACCCTTCACTGGCTTCCATGGAAGTGCAAAGAATACATCACCTGATAATAGAGGCGACACAAATGCTAAGCTTTGTATTTGATAAAAGTTTTGAGATCTTGATATATCGCAGTTTTTTGATTCAGCGAATACCCTGAAAAGCATTTCAGTATTTCTTTCCCATTCATCTGCTTCTTTATCAGTTAATCCAAGTGCTGCGCGTTCAATTCTGCTTTGAAGTGTAAGCCCATGACCTATCACATTTGTGTCTATCCTCTTGATAGCAGCATTTGCGAGAGGTGTGTTCATGAACAAGTCACGAGAACTCGCACGTGCACTTTTTATTTTTGGAAGAATATCAGCGTCTGGAGAAATAGCAGAAGCGCGCCATCCACGAAGTGAACGTTTTTGCATACCTGCTGTCAAATATCCGCTTGGCTCTGGAAACAACTGCTGCATCGCTGCTGATGCTATAGCGTTGCGTGCTCGATACTCAGCTCGCTTTAGTCCAATTTTTGGAAAGAAATATGCTATTGTTTTGTCAAGAATGTTACTCATTACTTACCTTGTATAGTAATTAATGTATAAACAAAATGACCATAGAAGTATGTTTTATTGTGTAAACATAGAGTATGTACTACGTATGTACTACGTATGTACTACGTATGTACTACGTATGTATTACAATAGCTTGTAGAGAAGAACTCTATAAGTCGCGCGGTATTACGCGTCTTACTCGTATGCCAGTCTTACCACTGGATAGTGCACACACTTGTCCTGCCCAAAACTGTCGTCCTGTTTGGACTTCAGAAAGATCTGCACGTGTGAGTGTTCTGTCACCAATAGAGTATGACTGGCCTTGCAAAATAGTGCGTTCAGCTTCTAAATATGACGCATACATTTGTTGCGCTTCTACAAGAGCTTCGGAATGTGTATTTGATTTCGACATGTGGGTACCTCGTATATAATATAATTAAAGATTTGCAGTATGTATTCTGCGTCTAACTTTCTTTTTTCTTTTTTGTGTTTGTTGATTTGATAGCAAGATGTTTTGCGCTGCTAATTGATTAAGATCTATTTGTAAAATATCTATCATCGACATGGCATACACACGACAGTCAAGAGCTTCATTGCGTGCTCCCTCTGGTAACTCCCATTTAAGCACAGTCCTTCCTCTTTCTCTCACAGTCTTTAATGTTTCTGCTGTAAGCATCTTAAAGTAGTTTTCACTATATGCCGGTGTGTATGGAAAGTGACAGTACTGTGGACCTGGGCGTGTTTCGCGTAAGCGTGAGTAGAGTGTGAGTTTTACTTCATCAACGAAGATGTTGAATAGCCACACGTGATATTCAGGCATGGGTTTTGATGGGCGCTTGATAGTGCCCTGTCCCCATCCTGAACGACCCTTCACTGGAAATATTCTTCTATACTCACGAGATTTGCAGAATGCATACACCTTTTTAGATCTATAACCAGAGTCAACCGCTGTTCCTGCGATGTTCATTGTAACACCAGATTGGTGTCTGTATGTTTTTTGAAGAAACAAATCAAACTCTTGCCACACTTGATCTTGCTCTGTATCGCCCAAAAAGATTTTGTAGTCAAGTGACCATGTTTCATTGTTTGCCCCATGAGCAAGCACTTCACATTCAATTCGGTCATCTTGTATATCAGCACCAGCTGTGATGACAAATGCACCAAGTGGTACATCAAACGAAGAATCACTAGAGTATACTTCACGCCGCTGTTGAACGAATTCATACGAAACACTCTTCCCTGTTTCTGACCATGTTTCTCCAAGCACTGTGTTAACAAAAACTTTTAGCTGCTCTCTGTCTCTAGAAAGATTTGCCTCAACAAACATGGCAGCAGCATCGCCCCATGAGAAGAAGCCTAGTGGTGAATACAAAGCACTTATGTGAAATGACACACGCTGAAAGTCCGTATCGCCAGCAACTTGATCTTTCACTTGTGGCTTTTCTGCTCGCCACTCTCCATTCTCAAGCATCCATGATTTATGATGCTCTTCAATTTCGCATCCACATTCAGTGCAAACAAGCCGCGCAGTGTATGGCAGTCCTTCATCCCATATAATGTTTTTCCACTTAATGACAAAATACGTCATTGATTTATCTGCAGATGCATTGCAATGAGGGCATGGCACGTAATATCTACGTTGATCTCCTAGTTCAAACAAGCCTTTGATGCGTGATACCTCTTCAATCCCTGGTGTAGATACTCTGTAGATTTTTGCATCTGGAAAGTTTGAGGCTCGTCGTTCTGCTAGAAGAAGCGGATCACCTTCGCCTTGAATATTTCTTTTGTATGAGTCTACCTCATCGATGCCTAGACGTTCAATGGATCTAGAACGAAGAGACGATGCAGAGTTTGCGCCGCCTAAAGCAATGAATCCACCTGGAAATGTTTTTAGTCGTTTTTTGTTTGGTCCTTTTGAAGATCTAGCCGTAGTGATTTTGTCTTTTATTCTATCACATGCATCAATAGAAGGCTGTAGTTTTTGACTTGAAAAGTCTTCTACGTCTTCTGTTGTTTTTTGGATATATAGAAACGGTGCAGGTGAGTGATCAATCGTATATGCCATCCAGTTGATCATGAGTTCTGTAAAGCCTAGCTGCGAGCCTTTCATCACATCAATATATTTTGCTCTTGATGAAGGCGAAAGACACTTCATAATTTCACGTAGAAATGGAAAACGATCTGTTCTCCATCTGCCGTGTTCTGATGATGTGCCTTCAGGTAGAATACGATAGGCGTCTGACCATTCGTCAAGATCAAGTCTCTTTTCTGGACGCAAGCACTCAAAAAACTGTTGTATGATTTGTTTTGTTTGTGGCGACACGCCAGCAAGAATTTGTTGTATCTCATTGATCATGCTTCGTAACCTTTTTCATGAATTCATCAAACGATGAAAGAGCAATATCGATTTCTTTTTCTAAATGCTTTTTGATTTTAAAGTGATCTGTCATAGCAGCGTACTGTGTAGCCACACGCGGTGGTATTGCCTTCATACTCTTCTTTACAATGACGCCAATCTTTTGAAACGCTGGCATAAACTCTGTTATATCTACGAGGAGACTTTGTTCTTTTTTGTAGTCAAGTAATTCACGTCGTGCTTTTAATATTTTTCGAATTCGATCTGCTTCAATTGAAGAGATGTTTTTACCGAGCAGTGCGATCATTTGTTCTTCAGACATATCGTCTGGAAGTTTTTCGTCAGGTGCTACTGTGTCTTTTTCCTCATCTTCAAATTCATTTACTTTAGTTTCATTCAGTGTGCCGCGTGTCCATCTAGACTTTGGAGAGAGACACGCTTCTTTGCACCACTTTAAAAATTTTGGGCCCTCAGTTGTCCAACAAATTTTGTATCCAGCTCGTGGTCCACCTCCAGTGCCACGTTTGAAAACGTCGATCGCATTTGCTTTGATAGCAAGATTTACTTTTCTTCTATCAACCATGCAACGAAGCGAAAACTCGGTTATGTTAATATATTCAAGATCCATAGTTGTTTTTCCTT